ATGCGCGCGGCCGTCGCGGTGCCGCTGGCAGTGGCCGCTGCGGTCGAGTCGGCAAAGGCCAGCGTCCAGTCGCCATCGGCCACGGTGCCGCCGGTCGAGGACAGGGTATGGCTGGACAGCACGACGCCGCCGGCATCGAGCAGCTGCAGCGCGCCACCCGCGCAGGCGTCGCGGGTGGCGGTCATGCGGGTGGTGCGCAGCGCGCTGGTGTAGATCACGGACATGATGGGTCTCCATAAAAAAGCCCGGCGTGAGGCCGGACGGGTTTCGTGCAGAAAAGTGCTCGGATTCCATTGACGAATAGCGCCATTGGCGCTATTTTACACTTGTCGAAGGGCAATGAAGCCCGCCAAACCAAGGAGATCGACATGACCAACGCCGAACAAAGCCTCGCCGACGACAAGATGCGCGCCGAAATCGCCAAGCTGCTGGCCGAATCCAAGCAGATCGGCGTCAACACCTTCCTGGCCCCGTTCCTCGCCGCCGCAGCCCTGATGGGCGCCACGGCCGCGCTGGTCAAAATCTTCCTCGGATGAGCCCCGAAGAATTCAAGGAGGCCCGGCGTCAGCTGGGCCTTACCCAGACGGAGCTGGGGGCGGTGCTGGACACCGCTCCGCAGACGATCCGCAAGTGGGAAATGAGCGAGCACCGGTCCAGCGGTCGCAGCGTCAACCCGGTTGCAGCCCGGGCCATGCGGTGGTTTCTCTCGGGGTTCCGGCCGCCCGAATGGCCGCGGGGCTGAGTTTACCAGAAATTACAGTCGACCTAGGCATGTTAGATTGCGCGGCTGTTGTTCATAGCGCACCTCCGATCTCGCCTTGGATCAGGAGGTCGAACGCATCCGCCGCCCCCTCGGCTGCCTCGGGCGTTGGCGCGGTCTCGGCGATGGCGATGTGACCGAGACGCGCGGTTTCCAGCTGCGCGGCCGCCTGGACATAGAGAGCGCCGAGGTTGAGATAGACCTGCGCCACCTCGTCGCCGCTGGGAGCGGTGATACCGATCTCGGCCGCGATCAGGGGATATTGCGCGGGGTCCGGCTCAGCCTCGGCCAGCCAGGCCCGAGCCTCTGCCTCCTTGAGCAGGTAGAGCGCCTCTTGCCCGGGGATGTCGGTGACATAAAGGCGGCGGATCAAGCCGGCGGCGGTGTTGATGCGCGCGACGGCTGCCAGCCGACCGCTCAACAGCGCGGCGTCGGCCCAACCCTCAGGACGGACCAGCGCGCCGTCCACGACGCGCCAGCCGATCAGCTCACCGAGGTCGGATTGCTCGACCTCGGTGTAGTCGCCCTGCGGGGTTGCCACACCGTTCAGGGTGTAAAGAACGCGACCCTCGTTATCATGATACACCTTCATCATGCCTAGGCCCCCATCGAATAGAACAGGTAGTGAATGGTGCGGGAGCTTCCACCACCAGTCCATGTTGGTGTTCTGGATGAAATGAAACTTGCAGTCTGGATGTCATTTATCCGAATTGCCCCGACATTATTTGCGCTGACTTGTCCGAGGCCGAGGTTGCTGTTCGTTGTGCCCATATGCACGGTCCACAAGCCCGAGCCGAGGTCGGGGAAGGTGCCGCTGGCCCCGCTGGTGAATGTCCCCCAAGCGGTTGGCGACAATGGAACAATGTCTGCTGGAACAGCGCTGTCATTCCGAGTACGGAACTGAACAAAGCCATTCCCGCCGTTTCTTGCGCCAGTTCCGGCACCTCCTCCTCCATACCCTATCGTAATTTGGAGGGAGGGGTTTGGCAGACCAGCAATGTCGTAGCCTAGAATACTCAGCTGTTGACCGGCCATGCCGCCGCTTCCGTTCACGTTGGCAAATATGCCCGCCCCGCCACCGGAACCGCGCCAACCTTCCGCCACTTGGTTGGGTGGCGCGTAGAACTCGGACGGCTGACCCCTCAATTCTAGCCATGGATTGCCGGTAGCAGCGCCCGGACCTCCTTGGGCCACCCATGTTTTTACGACGGTCATTCCGCTCATCAAAACTACGGTTGTGGGACCACCATCACCAGCGGTATGACTCTGTTGGTTCCGGCCACCTCCACCACCACCACTAAGTTCGAGATCGAGAAGCAGCATGCTGGCCGGAAGTGGGATCGTCTGAGACGTTTCCACTTCAACTAGCGGGCTCACCACGTTGAAGGACTTCAAATAGGTGGCATTCATCAGTTGGAAGTTTTCCTCTGACAACACCACACTTTGGGTTTTTCCATCCAGACTAGTTCTGGATGCTGAGAGTGCGAACCCCCCGTTGGTTTCATATCTCCCGAAGAAAATTCCGTCGTTCAGGCTATGGGGGGAGGGCTTTGACGCAATGAGCGAGCCAGTTTCTAAAATGGTCAGCCGGTTGTTGACCTCCAGCACCCCCATCTTCGCGGAGATCGCCGACAGCTCTTCAACATCGATTTCATTGGATGTCACGGCGCCGGCCGCAATTTTGGATGTTACCACTGCGCCCGCTACCAGCGCGTCCGTGGTGACGGTGTTCGGGCCGACCCCGGCATAGACCTTGGTGGTCCACTGCAGTTCGGCCTCGTCCCAGCGATACAGCACCCCCTGCGGCACCAGCATCACGATCTGGTTGTCGAAATCGCCCTCCGCCGGCAGCGCCTCGACCGTCGAGATACCGGCCTCGGCCGCGATCGCCTCGAACTGGTCGAGGATGTCCTGGGACAGGTCCTCGAGCTGGACGGTGATATCCAGCGTGGTGACCTGGTGCCACGGCGACCATTCCGAGACCGGGGTCAAATCCGACAGCAGGCGCGCCCGGACCTCATAGGTGGTCCGCGGCAGTACGTCCCGCAGATACCATCCGTGGGGCGGCGCATAGGCAAACGCCGCGCTGATCGTGACCGGCTCACCTTTGACCCGCGCCTCGACATGGATCTCCGTGATCCCAGCCTCGTCAGGGTCGCACTGGACCAGGATCGCCGCGCGGCGCGGCTGGCCGGCGCCGTCGCGGACGCTGGTTTCCGAGACCGCAAACCCCGGCACCGGCTGGACATAGGGCAGCGGATTGACCGGCGGCGTGATCGTCACCGGAAACTCAAAGCCGCTGTCCCAGTCGTAATCGCCCGGATCGACCTCGCGCAGGCTGACCAGCACGTTCATGCCGCGGGTCTTGGCCACGCTTTCGACCAAGAACAGCTTGGACACATAGCCGTTACGGCGGCTGGTCCAGGACACCAGGTCCACGCCGGGCTCGATCGCATAGGCCTCGGGCGGCAGGTGGAACTGGTGCCTGCGCATCCGGCGATAGTCCTGCAGCTGCGACCGCTGCAGCCGCTGCACCTGCTGCGCGTAGGGCGCAGCGGAATAGCTGACCCCGGTCGGCAGATAGCGGCCTCCATCCTCGGCCGTGGCCGCTGCGTCCACATATTCCGGGCTGTCCTTGGTGGCCCATTTCTCGGCGGGCTCGGGATAGGTGGCGCTGATCGCGTTGTAGGTTTCCGAGACCGGGGCGAAGGGCCGGAACGACTGCCCCTCGGTGATGATGATGTCGTCGTCGGTAAAGGAAAACACCGCCGCGCCAGGCAGACCCACGATCGGCTTGATCTGCCCGCCGACCTCGGCAAAGCGCATGTTGGACGCGCGCCCGATCTCCTCGAGCACGTCGGCGCCGGTCATGTCGACGCTGATCTCCATCCCGCAGCGCCATGCCGGCTCGGACCCGCCGCCTGCCAGCGGCACCGGCGCGTCGCATTCGTTGGCCGCAGCGATCCATTCGGCCGACGGCAGACGCCACGCCGGCAGGTTGCGGCCGCCGAACACCCACTCCCCCTGAAAATACACGCCGCGGATCAGGTTATAAGCGATCACCGCCGGGTTGCGGGTCGGCTGCCAAGTCGCGGGATCGTCCCAGCGTTGCGGCCCGCTGCCGCCGTTGGTGCTGTCGAACCGCAGGTCATACATGGCCAGCGGCGCCGGCTTGAGCAGATATGCCGGGTAATTCTGTAGCGTCTCGCTGTCATACCGGGTGGTGATGATCGCATAGCTCTTGCCGCGCCCGACCATGGCGGCGGTCCAGGGATAGTCCGGGTCGGCGCCAAAAATCCGCACCAGGAACGGATCGGCGGCCAGCTGCGTCCCGTCGACCCACTTGACGTAGATGCGATTGCCGTCGTCGGCATAGTTCCGCAGCGGCCGCCCGACCAGCAGCCAGCTGGGGTTGCTGCCCGGCGCCATCTCCGCCTGATCGGACACCGAGCCCGGCGCGACGGACGGGTTCAGCTTCCACACCCGATCGTGGCTGTGGAATTCGCCCGGTTCGTCGTCGACCCACAGCCCGTCGAACCCCTGCGGCAGCGCCGAGACCTCGATCACCTCGGTGATGTAGCGGGTGCTCTTGCCCCAAGAGCCCAGATATTTGCGCTTGCCGGCGGTGACGTAATCGCCCGCGACAAAGGTTAGCGGGTGATCGTCGCCCAGCTGGACCTCGAACTGGACGCTGACCTCGGGGCGACGGGGCTTGCCGGCGATAGCCTGGGCCAGCAGCGACAGCCCGGTGCTGACCGCCATCTGCACGATAAACCCCAGCGCACCGCCGCCTGCAATGGCACTACCCACCCATGCGACCGCGGCCGCGACAGGACCGGCATGTGCAGGGCCGGCCGCCAGCGCGAGCGCGGCAGCGACAAGAACGATCTTGTGCAAGGTTACTCTCCGACCCGGAATGCGCGGATCATGTCGGCGCGCGGGCGCCGGCCGTGGCCATGATCGGTCATCACGATGAGGCTGCTGGCATCCACGATGCAAAATGCCTGCCCCAGCGGGCCGGGCGCCTCAATCACCCCGATGTCGCCGACGCGCGCCAGCGCGGGCGGGATCTCGGGCAGCAGGGTCGCCGCGAAATCGCCCGGCGTCGCGCAGCCGGCGTTGCGCAGGATGCGTAGCGCCGCTGCCTGGCCGCGATATTTGCCGCGATAGCCCCGCGCCAGATCGACGCCGGTGATCGCCTCGATGGCGCCGGTGACCAGCCCCAGCGCGCAATCCTGCCGGCCCCAGGCAAACGCCTTGCGCCGCTGCCGGTCCATCTCGGCGGCAAAGCGCGCCCGCCAGGTCGGCAGCCGTGTCAGCCTTTGAACCACTGGACTTTCCTCGAATGGATGATGCTGGCGTATTCCGAAAACCTGTCGCCGGCCTGGCGCCGCTTCTGGTGCGCGTCCGAAGATTTTGCGGGGTTGGTCGCGGTCAGCATCGACATCAGCTCGGACCGCACCGACAGGGCGATGCCGCCGTCGCTGCCAACCGACGGCGTGGCGATCGGGGCCTCGTCCACGATCCCGACCCAGTCCAGATCGGGCGGGCTGGTCAGCGCGCCGCCGGTCATGGTGGTCGAGTGCAGCTCGCAATAGGCCAGCCGCACATCATGGACGCGCACCAGCTGCTGCACCGGGTCGGCAATCTGGCTCATGCTGACCGTGATCGGGTTGTCGGTCAGATCGGCCACATACTGGATCCCGTCCACCACAAGGTTGCAGCCGCCCAGATAAAGCCGCGAGGACATGCCCCCCGCCGGGTCCTGGACGCTGACGGTGATGTCCTCGTCGCCGGTCCACAGTCCCATCGGCTGGGCGGCTCCCGAGCTGCGGTTCTTCCCCACGACCCAGAAGAAATAGACGGGTCTTATCCCACCATCCCGCGCGGCCTGCTGCGAGAGGGCAAGGTTCGGATGCTGGATTTTCATGGCTTCTGCAGGATCGAGAGGGAGGCGCCAGTGGCGATCTCGCCGTGGGGCAAGTCGTAGTCGAAGGGCTTGTAGCCGCCCGGCGGAATGGACGCCTTGAACCGTGGCCGCGCCAGCTCGACCGCCGCGCCGGTGGTGATCGTCATCGGCAGGTACGGGCGGATTTCCCGCTGCGCGATTGCGCCGGATCCATTGGCCACGGCGCCCTCGGCAAAGCGGCCGAAATAGACCCGGCCAGGGCCATAGTTGATCGACAGGAAATCACCCACGGTGACGACAAACCCCGCGGGCAGGCCAGCAAGGGCTATCGCACCCCGGTCCGCACTGATCGCGGAAATCGTGACGGACCCCAGCCCTGTCGAACCGGCCGCCGGCCCCCTGTAGGACGGGTCCGCGAACAGGAAGGTGCCGGACGATCCGTTCAGACCGTCGATCATCGCCTCGAGCTCGCGCGCGAGCGGCGCCGGGCAATTCGCCAGCGACACCTCAGCAGACCACAGCGGCGGCGCCAACTCGGCAGCCCAGAACCTGCCATCGCCGCCGCCTGATTGCTCTTCGTGGCGGCGTAGCACCATCACGACACGTGTCGTGGACAGCCGGTCGCAGAAATCCGCAAGCGGATAGGGATAGGTCAGGGGCATCAGCGTCTCCGAGGCTGCGCGTTGATCTGCTGGACACGGGCCGGCAGCGCGCGGTTGATTTCTGCCCCCATGGTGGCCGCCTCTTGCTGGGCGACCTGCTTGACGTAGAGGTTGCCGGTTTCGTCAAAGGACGCGGTGATGTGGATGCCCATGGTGCCAGTCGCGTCGCCCGACAGCATCCGCTGTGTCTGCGCGGCGGTGAAATACCGCGCCGGGCCGGTGGCCTCGAGCTCGGGACCGCGCTCGCCGACGATGCGTAGGCCGCCGAGGTGCTGGCCGCCGGTCGCAAACCGAGGGGTGCCGGACAGCGCGCCGCGCAGCGCATTCGAAAGCGAATCCATGCCCCGAACCGGGCCGAACATGCTGCCGAAGAATGATGACAGCCCACTGGTCATCAGCTTGGACGCCATATCCTGCAGCATGCTGGCGAAGGCCTGCTTGATCGACGTGGTGCCGGCGATCACCCCCATGACCACGTCGGTGATCCGATCCCCCCATTCCTTCGCTTGGCGCTGCGCATTTTTCGTCTCGTCCGCCAGGCCGCGCATTCCCTTGGCAGCCTTTTCCACGCCCTTCGCCGCGCGGCCGCCAGAACCACCGCTGTCACTGCCGCCGCCGCTGATTCCGTCCAGCGTGGTCGACAGGTCGGACACATCGGCAGCAGCTGTGGAGGCAGCATCGCCCAGCCCTGCGACCAGTTCCTTGACCGCTCCCCAGGCTTCGTTCGGCTGCGCGCCTATCCCGGACCATATCCCCGCGATGCCTTTCCAGGCATCCGCGCTGTCGCGGTATTCGCCGGCAAGATCGCGCAGGCTGCCCGCAATACCGTCAGAGCTGAATATATCCTGCTCGAATCCAGCCCTGAAGGCGCCGGCGGCCTCGGCGCCGGCCTCTTTCATGCCGCCTTCATATTCGTTCTTGAGGCGGCCGAAGCTGATCGACCCAGCGATATTCGTCCCGCTCAAGCCGAGCTTTTCGCCCAGGGCCGAACCGGCAATCGAATTCGTGAACTTGTCGATCAGACCGGCGGCGCCCTTCAGCATCGCCTCGATCCCCCCGATCGTCGCGTTGGCAGCCTGATACACCAGATCGCCAATCGCCCGTGGCAATGCGCCCCATATCGCCTTGATCGCCTCAAAGGCTCCGCGATAAGCGCCGACATAGCGGTTGACGCCCCAGACCACCCGCTCCACGGTCACTGCCATCGCATCCGCGATCGACGCCTTGATCCCATCGCCAAAGGCCCGGAACTCGGCATCGGCGGCCTGCAGCTTGGCGGACCAGCGCGCCCATTCCTCCCTGGCCGCGGCCATCACCAGCGAAAACGCATTCCCAAATCCGCCGGCGGCGCGTGACAGGTCCAGGAACTTGCCGACCGCCATCCCAACACCAACCACCAGCGCCGGGATGCCCAGCGACATGATGGCACCGCGCAGCACCCCCAGCGCGCCGGCGAACGCCTTGCTGGCCGCGCCAGCCAGCGCGCTGGCCCGCGAAGTCGAACCAAGCGCCATCTCAAGCGCCATCGCCTGCGACACCGCGGCACGCATGGCGGCGACCGCGGTGGTGCCGACCGACACTGCATAGCGGGTGGCAAACGCCGCGGCGGCGGCGGATGCGACGCCGACCATCTGGTTCATCACGCTGACGATCGTGTCGCCGTTCTGCCGAATCCACTTTGACGCGTCCTTCATCGCGTCCCCTATGCTGGACAGGGTGGCCCCCAGAGTCCCCGACGCCCCTGTTGCCTGATCGAACGTCCCGATCATGGCCGTCATGCCGTTTCGGATCTTGGTCATGCCGTCGCTGATTGTGGCGGGCATGTCTTCGGCCTCGTCCGCGAGCTCCTTAACGCGATTCAGCAGTGATGCCTGGATTACATCACCAGTGATCTTGCCTTGCCTGCCCAGTTCGCGCAGGCCGCTGACGTTGGTGCCCAGCTCGTCGGCCAACGCCTGCGCCACCCGGCCGCCGCGCGCCAGCACGGTGTTCAGTCCGTCTCCCGACAGCTTGCCGGTGGCCATGGCCTTGGACAGCGCGTCCTGCACTTGCACGGCCTGCTGACCCTTGGCGCCGCTGATCACCAGCGCATTGTTCAGCGCCTCGGTGTAATCGAGCTGCTGCTCGGTGCTGAGACCCAGATCCTTGAGCGCCTGGCTGTTCGCGACGAATGCCTGTGCAGTCTGTCCCAAGTCGGAATATGACGCACTGGCAATGTCCTGGATGCGATCCATCACGTCCGCAGCACCTGACATGGATCCGATGGCGTTCCCGACCATCGAGCTCATGTCTGACCACTGGTCAGCGGCCTGTCCGAGGGCACGAGATGTGAGAGCAGCACCGAGCCCCGCGCCGAGGCCAGCGGCCATTTTCGTGAGGCGGCCGCTGAACCCCGCCAGCGCCTTTTCGGACTTGGTCAGCCCGCCCTGAAAACGCGAACCGTCAAGCCCGAGGTTGACCCGGAGGGCGCCGATCACAGATGATGACATTCGCGTTCCCCTTTTGGAGTTTCCCCCATGCGTTCACTGTTGATTGCGTTGCTGCTTGCCACAGCGTCACCGGCGGTTGCGAATGACCTACCGGACCTTCTGGAATATCTTTCAGGCTTCAAGGAAGAGGTCTCATCATCTGGCGGGGTGGCCTTTCAAGACGGCAAAGGCGCGTTCCTGCCGGACGGAATAAATTCGATATTCCCGGCTCAGTTTGCGGTTGACCGTGAAGTGTTGAAGAAAATGAACGAGAACTGCGAAGTAGCTTCGATTCTCCCCGACAAGAGTTCATTCTGCCGTGCCGAAATATCAGCAGAAATCACGTTCGACGGACCGCGAGTAAGTCTCTTGATTTACCAGATCGAAAATCTCACCCCTCCCACGGAATAATGCCATGACCTTTCTGAAATCGTTTTTCCGCAGCATCATCGGCCTTGTATTCGGCCTGCTGGCGACCCTCGCTCTTTTGCCGGCATTGGCCGCCTTTGAAACGGGCAACGATGGCAACTTCAGCGTGATTGCGATGATAGTGATCGCCGGCGGATCGGCAGCACTGGGCTGCTTCGCGCCGACGCTCCGCCGGGCCTTTGGTCGCGGTTTCCTGCTGACTGGCGTTGCTTTGCTTGCGCTGCCGCTATCCACAATGCTTCTTTCCGGCCGTGTCGCGTCGGACATGGTGACCAACGCCAGCGCGCAGGATCAGGCGTTCGCGGCGGCTGGCGCCGGGATCGCCGGGGCGGCCATGACAGGTGCCGCGGCGTTCATTGGCATCATCACCGGCCTGATCTTCGTGATCATCGGTCTTGTCCTCGCGCTTGGTGGTCGACGCGAGGTGATCGTGATCAACGGACAGGGCCAGCCGTCCAACTGAACGGCTATCGGACTCGCTGCTTGCTCTCGGAATAAGCACGCCACGCGGCCAGCTGCGCCTGCCACGGCGTGACAGCCGATCGTGTCAGGGCAGGCTGCGGGACAAACTTGTCTAGGCTGGGCAGCTTCTGCGCGCGCCCCAGCGCCGCGACGTGCCAGACCGCCCAGGCGGTGTCTCGGGCCTCGCGTGCAAGGCGCATCCGCGCCCCCTCCATGTGGATGGCGTAAAGTCGCGGCGTCAGTCGCCAGAACGCGGCCGGATCGAACCCGGCCGCGATGTAGTGCTTCAGCAGGTCGGCTATCTCTAGGGACCCGCCCTCTTCGCTTTGCCGTTTCCCCGGTCAACCTTTGACGAGGCCACATCACCCTCCTGCACCGCCGCTGCCGCAGCCGAACGATCCACAGCATCCGGATTGGAACTAAGGATAGCGCCGGCCTGGGAGAGGGTAATATCAGGATGATGTTCCCGCAGCCCGGCACAGACCAAGGCGCGCAATTCCGTTGCCCGAAGCGTGCCCTTTTCCAGCTTGTCGAAGAGGCTTTTCCAGTCGTCGCCGGTGATGTCCTCGTATTCGCACAGCGCGTTGAAATCCAGCACCATGGTATAGTCCTGGCCTTCGTGGGTCAGGGTGACCTCTCCCCGAAATGCGTTTGCCATTATGCCGCCACCACGTTTGCCGTCGCCGCCGAGATTGAGGTTTCGGACCCTTGCGAGTTGGTGGACGTGACCGCGACGGTGATCGGGTCGCCGATATGGGCGACCTGCGGGGTGAAGGTCGCGCCGGTTGCACCGGCGACGGGCGATCCGGCCACGCGCCACTGATAGGTCAGCGCGCCGACGGCCGACCAGATCCCGGGCCATACCGAAAGCTGCTGTCCGACCTGGGCGGTCCCCATGATATGGGGCGGGACCTGGTTTTCGGGCGGCCGAGGATCAGCGATGGCGATTTCGCCCGTGACGGAAAGCGAGACGGATGCGGTCAGGCGATCATCGACCGGCACCGCAGGGCTGTATTCCTCCACGAAGCCGTCGAAGGTCACGGTGACCCCGTTCGGATAGGTGATACGCATCGACAGGACCTCTCCAGACGCGCGCAACTCCTCGATCCGCAGGTCGCTGGCGCTGCCCGGGACGAAGTTCATGTTCAGGCTGGCTGCGCCGTTTTCGGTCAGGCCCGGGATGAATTCGCGGCGGCGGCCGGGCGACTTGAAGCTGGTTACGTCCACCTTCGAGATCGTGCTCGAGGGTGGGGTGACCTCAAAGACCTCCTCGAGCTCGACATACATGCCGGAGCCCGGGGAGGTCTCGATTGCGAAACGGGTATCATACCCGATCATGGCCTCAGACATGTCGATCTCCTGTCTCAGCGGACCGGTCAGCGACCGGTGGGAATGTTTCTGAAAGTCGTCACGCGGAAGCTCATCACCAGCGTGCCGATATTGGTGTAGCCGTCGGTGTTTGGGACCGATGACATGTCCTCGAGGAAGCAGCCTTGCTGGGGCCGCAGGAACGCACCTGTAATCGCAGCCCAGATTGCGTCGCTATCCTCATCAAGATCGTCTTCAATGCTGTCGGACCCGCCACGCCGCACCACCACTTGCAGCAGGCTCCGGCAGGTGACCGAAGCCCGGCTATGCTGCGTGAACTGCTCCTGCGGGATCAGGACCCCAAGAACAGGCAGCGTCTCGGCATCCAGAGTCCCGGGCCAAACGGTCAGGACTGAAAATCCTGAAAACCGGGGAAGCGCTGACAGCGCCTCTCGCGCAGCACGGCGGATATCCGCGCGCGGATGGCTCACAGCGCCCCCTCGGCCAGCTGGCATTCGCAAATCAGGAATGCATCCGCTGCAGGCGACCCCGTCGGGTGCACCACCATCACCGAGAACACCCGACCGTCCGGTAATGTGATCCGGTCTCCACGGCGGACCTGCGGCGCCTGGTCGCGCGGAACGCGCCAGGTGGGGGCCTCGATCCGGACGATCTGTCCGTCCGCGCCCTCAACCTCGATCGGGGCTTCCCGGAAGATGGACGAGACCGACTTCGACCAGCCGCCGGCTGCCGAGGAATAGATGACCGAGCCGCCGAACACGTCGGTGAACAGCCCGGTCATCCCGTCGAAGATCCCGGTCATCAGGTCGCGGCGGCGGCGGGTGCTGCGCCATTCAGGCGGACAACGCCAGTGGCGGACGGGTTTGCCGCCACTTCCATCGCCACCCCGATCAGCACGTTTCCGGCGGCCGCGGCGGTGGTGGCCAGGCCCGCCGAGGTGGCGTAGATTGCCGCGCCGACGGTCCAGGCCTGCGCCGAGACCTTTTCGACCTCGTGGACGCCCTCGACAGCGATCTCGACCGGATCACCCGAGCCCGCATCGAACTGCGCGACCCCGGTCAGGACCCCGACAGTCACCAGATCACCGCTGGACACAGCGGCAGGCGCCGGCACCGTGACGACGTGCCCCGGCTGAACGAAATTCTTCGCCATGAGATTTCCCCTTCATGATGCGTGAATGACGAAGGGCGCCCGCAGGCGCCCTTTCGTCAGGTCGATGTCGACGCCGGGTCAGGCGCCGGCGTTCTTGTAGCCGCCGCGGAAATCGGTGGCGCCGCAGCCGAAGTCGAGCTCGACCGAATATGCGACACCCTGCTGCCCGAAGGGCTCATCCGTGCGCAGGCGCGGGCCTTCCTCGCCCTGCAAATACCCGTACATGAACACCGGCACCTCGGCAGGATCTGCGAACATGTACCAGGCATTGCCCGAGATATAGGGCGTTGTGGCCGGGGTCAGCTTGCCGACATAGGGGTTCACGTTCGAGGCCTGTGCCGCCTGGATCGGGGCCAGCAGCTGCAGGGCCTCGAATTCCTTGGCGGGTCCGGTCAGCAGGATGCGAGGCTCGACCGCGAGGAAGGATTCGCCCGAGACGCCCTTGCGGTTGCGCATCGCCTCATAGCCCTTGGCGATGCCCGCCGGATTGACCGCCGAGGCGGTGCCAGCCTTGGTGCCATCGGTGGCATTGAACACCTGCCGGGTGGTTTCCTGCAGCGTCGGGCCGTCGGAATTGGACCCCGACAGCATCATCGAAAAGAACGTCGCATCCTCGAAAGCGGCGACGGCACGGCCGCGGGTGTTGATGATGCGGTCGATGGCGCCCAGATCGTCGTTGACCATCATCTGCCGGGTGATCCGGAAGGCCCGGGCATAGGCGACCAGCGCCACGCTTTCCTTCTTGTCGCTGACAGTGCCGTACTTGATCTCGCCCGATTCCTCCACCGGCAGCAGGGTCGGCCAGTCACCGACCTGGGCGATGGGATGCGGGCGGAAATCGGTGAAATCGATCCGCTCGGCAATCGCGCGGTAGACCGGTTGCGCGGCCGCATAGGCCGAGGCCAGCCGCTTGTTCAGCGCATTTTCGAAGACCGCCGGAAAGTCGCTGGTGGTGTGCGACGAGAACGCCATTTCGATGGCGCGCTGCTCGCCGCCGCCACGGGCGACGCGGTCACGCCGGCCCATACCGGCCATGGCCATCTCGGCCAGGGTCATCGACATGTAGTCGCGCGCGGGGCCCCGGACCTCGCGGTCGCGGTTCATGCGGGCAATGATCGCGCCCTCGATGCCCGCGCGGCGGGTGTCCCGCTCGTCGCGCGTGATGCGGGCACTGGGACCGCGACCGTCGATCTTCACCTTCTTGCCCCCTTTGCTGGTCAGTTCGGCGTAAGCCTGTTTCGGCGTCAGCCCACGGTTGACGAAGTCAGCCGCGCGGTCCGTCGCGCCGTGCATCGCGCACATGTTGACCACCGCCACGATCTGCGACGCGCTGGCCGAAGGATCGTCGCCCTCGTCGTCGTCGCTGGCCTCGATCTCCTGATCCTCTTCGGCGCGGGCCTCGGGATCATCCTGATCATCCTCGGCGCGCATCTCGGGATCATCGTCCTCGACGCTCTCGATGTCCTCTTCTTCAACGGCCGTGGCCGCCTTCACCTGGGATTTCGGCATGGTGTTCCCCTTTCTGCCGCTGAGGGTGAGAGGTCCCGCCATCATGGCGTAGACCTGCGATCTGGGCCGCACGCGGGTCAGCCCGGCCGATGCCGCGCGCAGCCGCTCGGGCGCGTGACGGTAGAGGCTGTAGTCGAAGGCAACCGGCTCGATCTCGTCCCCGTCGTCATCGACGGCAGTTGCGAAACCGGCCTCGAGCGCAGCGGGGCCGTCATAATAGGTCTCGGCCCGCATGATGGTGCGCGCTTCCTCGACCGTGATCCCCGCGCGCTTGGCGTAGATGCCGGCGTAGGCGTTCGCGATGACGCCCAGGCCAGCTGCCGTCTGCAGGTGATCGTCTTCGGTCCCCCGTCCATCAGTCCACCATGTCGCCGGATCGTGGATCATCATCACCGATCCCAGCGACATGGTGATCGTGTCGCCCGCCATGGCGACCAGGCTGGCGGCAGATGCCGCGATGCCCTCGACCACCACATTGACCGGCCCGTCGTGACCGCGCAGCGCGGTGTAGATGGCCTGGCCCTCGGTGGCGATTCCACCGCCCGAATTGATGCGGACCGTCACGGGGCCGCTCATCCCCGACAGCGTTTCGCGGACCTGCCGCGCGGTGAAATATTCCTCGTCCCAGAAGGACGAGCCGACCGTGCCGTAAAGCAGGATCTCGTTCATTTTATGCTCCTGACCTTGCCTTCCGCCTGGGCAGCGCGGGCACGCGCCTGCATCTCCTCGATGACCTCGTCGACATCGACACCGGCGGAGCTGTGCCGCGACACATCCGCCCGCGGGTCGCTGTCAAAGGGCAGCTGCAGCCTGTCCGCCTCGTCCCGATCCTGGGCGATTTCCTCGAGGAGCCTTTCCGGGTCGATCCCCAGCTGGCGGACAACTTGCTGGCGCGAGGCAAAGCCGCAGCGCACTGCCTCGCGTAGCGCCGAAAACTCCCGCGCCGGGTCCACGATGATCTTGCGCGGCGGCACCCAGGACAGATCGATGTAATCCCATATGTCGCCGGGCAGCCCCGCCTCGTGCATCTCCTGCGCATCGACCGCCTGCCACGCACGGACGAAGCGCCCGGACAGCGGCTGCAACAGCTGCGGGATCAGCATCAGGTGCTGCCACGCGCTGACGTTCTGATCCATTTCCAGCCGGCCCATCCGCGCCGAGCTGAAGTTGACCTGGCTGAGGTCGCCAGTCAGGGCTTCGTAGGATATCCCCATATCGGCCGCCACCGACCGCAGCAGGCCGCGGGTGAATTCGTCGTAGCCCTCGACGCCGGGCGGGTCCGCAAACCGGACCTCCTCTGCATCGCCGAGGTCATAGATCAGCCCCGGCGACAACTCGGTGAATTTCGACGCCTCGGAGCCATCGCCCCCGATCCGGAATGCCGCGAAACAGGCCGCGATCTTCTGGCGCATGAGCTGCGCATCGCCGTAGTCGCCCAGGTCCTGCAGGCGCATCATCACCGGCGCGAACCACGTCACGCCACGATTCTGCCCCGGCCGGTCGACACGATAGACGTGCCAGACTTCGTCTGCCGGGACGCGCTCCGATACCCCCGACCGCGTGTGTGGCGACCAGTCCGCGCCCGGGTGCGCAGGGAACAGCCAATAGGCCACGCGGCGGCCGTCAGCGTCGTATTCGATCCCCTCGCGTATTTCCGAACCGCCCGGCGTCCAGCCATAGCGACCGGTGTCGAGATAGTCGGGCTCCAGAACCTCGATCTGCAACGGCAACCCGCCCGGCACCTCGTCATCGTGCAGGCGGATCAGCACCTCTCCGGATTCGATCACGGTTTTCATGGCCAGCTGCTGCAGGCCGTAAAGGTTCATCCGGCCGGCGCGGTCGATCCGGCAGCTGTCCAGGTGCTGCTCGATCCGGCGCAGCCCGCGCTGCCGAATGCGCTTCAGCGCCTGGTCAGCCAATTCCGGGTAGGCGCAGGTGACCTTGGGGATGATACCGTCGCCCACCACCGCACCGGCGATCACCGACTGCGCGCGGGCTGCGAACGGGGTGTTGCGCACCATGTCGCGGCCATAGGCCGCCATCCGGTCCCGGCCGCGGGCCGCGCCGTCAGCATCCGACCGGGAGGCGCGAAGGCTGGATGTGCGCCGTCCGACCTTGGCAGCGTCGTAATGGGCGGTGATCGCCAGCCGGGCGCGGGCACGGCGCAGCCCCCACTGCGGCGCCACCGCCGCAATGGTCTTGTCGATCAGGTTCATCGGATCACCCTTTCCGGAACGCCGGATACTGCTGGCGCGATACTGCGACGAGCCCAAGGTCTCGCTCCATCATCCCCTTGATGCGCATCATCTCATCAAGGCTGCGATAGGTGACCTTCTCGCCGTTGACCTCGAGGCTGGTCACGCCCTTGGCGATCATCGTCACCAGCGTCTGGTATTGCTGGGTCGTCCACGGTGCGCTCACAGCCATTTCTCCCTGCGATTGCCGAGCCAGCTTCCGGGCTGCGGTCTGTGTTCCTGGGCTTCCGGCGCTGGATCCGGGTGCGGCTTCTGCGGCATCGCCCTTTCCGACAACGGCACCACGGGCATCGCCGCGTCGAACAGGTCGCCTTGATCTTCGGGTGCGGCTACGGATCGCTCGGCCTCGAGGATGTCCCACTGGCCGTCGGTCATCGCCGTCCAGCCCTTCTTGCGCGCGGCCGCTTCGGCATAGCCCATGGTGTCCAGGCATTCGTTGCGCCGGGATGGCTCGACAAGCTCCCATCGCGACACCATCACCCCCGACGGCGCCCGCTTCAGGACCCGGACTTCCGAGGTGATCTGGCGGTAATACTCATCCCCCAGCCCCGTGGCGAAGGCCACATAACCGCGTTCGGCCGGGTCTTCTTTGGTCAGCCAGCCGTAGAAATCGGCCTTGATCTGGCTGACGTTGAGCATCCAGCCGCGTTTCTGCCGCCGGATCGTCCGGCCATTGGCCTTGCGGTCCGACTGCGGCCGCAGGATCGGGCCGTTGGACGTGGATGAGCCCTTGATGAGGATCACCCGCGTCCACGGGTGGCGCTTGGCCCAGTCGCGCACATCCTCCGTAAACCCGCCCTCGTCGGCGGCCATCATGTCCAGCGGCAGGCGCTGCCCGAGTTGGGTGCGCCACGTGGTTTTCAGCAGCGCATCCAGCGCCGCGCGCCCTTCGTCATCGCCGATGTGATGCGGGATCACCACGTGATCCACCACCCAGCGGCGGTAATTGCGGCCAAAGGCGCAGATCGTGACCTCGATCCGGTCCGCCTGGAAGTCCACGCCAGCGGTAAGCAGCACCCCACAAGCCGGCACGATGCCGCGGGGCAGGAACTGCCCGGGCTCGGCGTTCTCGACCCGGTCGCGCAGCGCCTCCCAGTCCGGGCCCTTGCTGGCCTGTTCGTAGGGCAGGCCGAGCACATCGTTCCAGAACGTCTGCTCGGTCTCGGCCTCGACCGTCTTGCGGATCTCGTCTTCGCTGGCCTGCGTCAGCGTCATCCCGGTCCAGCCCATCACCTGGGCATATTCCACCGCGATCGAGGCCCAGTCCCGCTGCGGGACATAGGCCCGCCACAGGTGGAAGCCCGGATGGTCACCGCGCGGGTTGCTCGGCACCCAGCGGCCGGCCGCGACCATCTGGGCCTTGTGGCTGTGGTTGATCACGCAACCGCAGGAATCGCAGGTGAAATGCGCGGCATGCAGCCGCTCGGGGTCGATCGAGCGGCGGAAGTTTTCCCAGGTCAGCGGCGCGAAATCGCCGCAGTGCGGGCAGGGCACATGGTAATAGCGCTGGTCGCTGCGGTCGAAGGCACGTGTGATCCGGCAGGTGCCGGCGATCTGCGGCGTCGATATCCGCACGATCTTGGCATCTTCGAATCCCGACGCCCGGCTGGCGGCGAGCTGTTCCGGGTCGCCCTTGGGCGTCATCTCGAACTTCGCCGCGTCATCCATGATGACCAGGCGGCGCGTGGTGCCGGCAAGATCGTCCGGGGACCCGGCGCTGACCACCTTCAGCGATCCGTCGCGGCGCATCGTCTCCTGGTTGAACAGCGTATCGGTCTGTTCCCCGCGCCCCTCGCCGAAGATGACCCGCAGGCTGGGCGCCTGCCGACGCATCGGCATCCACTTGTTGCGGACCCACTCGGTCGCCGACGAGCTGGTCGGATGCACCACCAGGCTGTCGAGCGGCCCGTATTCGTGCCAGGCCGCAACCGTGGGGTTGAGCAGCGACACCGTCTTGCCCCACTGCGCGCTGCCGCGCACCGTCACCTCGCGCGACGGGTGCTCGGGCGACAGCACCTCGTGGATCTCGCGAAGGAACGGGAACCGCTCGATCCGGAACGGACCGGGGATCGGCGAGCGGTCATCGAAGA